CGGTCGGCCAAGAGAACCTGAAAAAACCTGAAATACAAATCGCGCTTCAGGTTGCAATGGACAAGCGAGCTGCTAAAGTCGAGATTACAGCCGATATGGTGTTACAGCGCTGGTGGGATATCGCCACTGCCGACCCTAACGACATCATCCATTTGCGGCGTACATGTTGCCGCTACTGCTTTGGCAAGGATCATCGGTACCAATGGCGAGATGAATCAGAGTACGAACAGGCGGTACGACGTGCAGAGAACGAGGCACAGCGAGAGAGCGAGGAAAAGGGCAAGCCTGTTCGTACTCTGATTCCCTCGGATGATGGTGGTTATGGCTTTGACGAGCTGGAGCGGCCACACCCTAAGTGTCCTAACTGCTTGGGTGAGGGTAGGGAAGGTATTCACATCGAAGACACCCGGCACCTAACGGGTAAGGCCAAGCTACTCTATGCAGGACTCAAGACAACCAACGCGGGTATCGAAATCAAAATGCAGGATCAGGGCAAAGCACTTGAAAATGTGGCCCGTCACCTTGGCATGTTCAAAGATAAAGTCGAATTGACTGGCAATGAAGGCGGCCCCCTGCAAGTCATCTTTGATAAGGGGATGCAGAATGAGTAATACTGTTATTATTCCTTACAAGCCTCAGCCTCGGCAGCAAGTGTACCATCAGACGAATGACATCGACGAGTTGCTTTACGGCGGCGCGGCAGGTGGAGGTAAATCGGAGGCTACCATATGGGATGCGCTCAAGTACGCTATGCAGTATCCCGGCAGTCGGCAAATCATCTTCCGACGAACTTTCCCGGACTTGCAACGGTCGATCATAGCAAGGACAATCGAGGTTTATCCTAAAAAACTGGGCAAGTACAATCAGAGCAAGCACGAGTGGGCCTTTGTCAATGGCTCCATCATCGAGCTTGCTTATTTTGATAGCGACGCGCACAAGACCAATTACCAGGGCGCTGAGTATGATGTGATTCGGTGGGAGGAGTTGACTCAGTTTGAAGAGGGCTGGTACACCTATATGTTGTCCCGGTTGCGTGGCTCAAAGCCCTTCCCACGTTACGTTAAGAGTACGACTAACCCTGGTAATGTCGGTCATGCTTGGGTTAAAAAGCGGTTTATTAACATTGGGCCGTGGGAGCAGATGCATGAGGTGCAAGAGACGGACGATACTGGTACGCCGCTTGTGCATCCTGATACAGGCGAGCCGATTATATCCCGGCGTATCTTCATCCCAGCTAAGGTTCAGGATAATCCGGCGCTGCTGGAGGCTGACCCTAACTACATTGTCCGGCTGATGCATCTACCTGAGCAGGAGCGCAAGCAGTTGCTGGATGGGGATTGGGATACATTTGCGGGGCAGTATTTTAGTGAGTTTTCTCGGGTTCTGCATGTGGTTGAGCCATTCGATATCCCTCGCGATTGGAAGAGATATCGGGCGCTTGATGAGGGCTACACAGATCCATTTGTTTGTCTATGGATTGCGTTAGCTCCTGATGGCACAGCGTACCTTTACCGTGAGCTGGCTCAGACTAGGTTGCTTACATCGGAGCAAGTAGAGGTTGTACGGCTTAATAGCCCAGTATCAGAACGTTATGAATACAATGTGGCTGATACGTCATTTTGGAATAAGGCCAAGACGGAAAATATCACGCCCGCGGAGATATTCGCGCAAAAGTCTGTCCCACTCATCCAGGCAAAAAAAGAACGTGTAAACGGATGGAAGCGCCTGCGTGAGTGGCTGCATCCCTATGACGCTATAGATCATGTGACGGGCAATACCTACAAAGCGACCAAGCTCAAGATATTCGATACCTGTATCAAGGCCATAGAGGCAATACCGGCCATGGTTCATGACTCTAAAAAGGTGGAGGACGCTGCGGCGCACCCACTGGATCACATACCTGATGCATTACGCTATTGGGTGATGAGCCAGCCAACGCCAGCAAAGGGCGAAAAGCCGTGGGGGGCGAATGCGGATTCCCTTCCAGACAAGCCATCCAGTGATGACGACGATGACGATGATATGCCGGAGGTTGAAGGTTTTTGGTAATTGTTTATACAGTGAATATGCAAGACATGTGTACAAAAGACAAGATTTTGTGAACAAGTCTGCAAGCTGAAACCCTTATGTACCAAGGGTTTATTTGTTTTTTGGTCAAAACACTTTATGCATAGAGTATGCAACGAGCTAATAGGCCGCATGGTTGATGGGTTTAACATAAAATAGAAATTAAAAATTATGCAATGAATATGCAGTCAGGAGGATAAAATATGGAAATTGCATACGTAGCGGTGAGCGTATTGTTCATCGTCTTTTTGTATTTGCGTTTGCGGGATCAAGACCGAACAATAAAAGACTTGATTGATCGTCTGTCTGCCCGTAATTATAGCGAGTACGTGGCGGCTAAAGGTTATGAAGAACGCTCTCTAGATCCATCCTATCGCAAGCCTATGAGTTGGCACGACGACCCGACGATTGATGATGTTGAGGAGCGTGACTCCTGATGGCTAAGGTGCTGGACAAGATCAAGGGCATATTTGGCGAGGTGAGTGGGGAAAAGCAGGACTCCACCAACCCTAATACGCCTGAGCAACAGCAGATGTGGGATACAGTCAATGAGGATTATCAGGTCTTCAAAGCAGCGCGGCAGCCCGTCGAACGACACTGGCGGAAAGAACAACGATTTTACATGGGAGATCACTGGCACGGTTTGCGGACGGAGGCGGTGTCTAAGCGTAGACCTGATGCCGTGGAGAACGTAGCATTTAGCCAGATTGAGGCTATTGTTGGTAAGCTCGCAGGATGGATGCCATACCCGGATTATAGTGCGCCTGAGCCAGGAGACGAACAAAAGGCGCGGGATTTGAATGATTATATGCCGTATGAGTTGCGGAAGATCAACTTCAAACAGAAGCACCTGAGGGCAGTTCGACGTATGGTTATCCATGGTCCACTGGTGTACAAGACTATATTTGATCCCACTGTGGAAGGCGGACGAGGCCAGAACCGATATACGGGGCGCAACGACATCCTGCCCGTGGATCTGGCGACATTCTTTCCTGATCCACGCATAAATGATTTTATCTATCTGCAACAGATGTCGGCTGTAATCATTCATACTCGCCAACCGCTGGAGTATTTCCGTAAACGCTGGCCGGAACAAGGAAGAAAGGTACAACCGGATAACGGATCTGCTGACGTAGACATTTTCAATAACGATGTGCAGGATAGCCGGTCATTCAACCAAGATACGTCCATTGGTAGTAATCACGTGACAGCTAAAACATCCGGTTTAATAGAGTATTGGTATCAAGGTCTGCCGAAGCTGGTTACTGCTGAGGATAAAGATATCTTTTCGGAACAGGCCGAGGAAATGCTGGCCCGTGGTGCTGATCCGTCCGAGATGGTAGCCAAGGCAGCAGGTCAGATGGAGGGTGTGCATTGCATCTACATTTCCACATCAGGCGTGATGCTGGAGCATAAATCCTATGTGTATGATCACGGTCAGTACCCATTTGTAGCCCGGACACTATATCCAGAAGAAGGATCAGCGTGGGGCAAAGGCTTCATGCGTGACATGATCAAACCGCAAATCATGAAGAACAAATATTCGGAAATCGCGGTGGAAACGTCCGCGAAACAAGGCGGATCTGGAATTATGTACGAGGAAGGGGCGATAACAAAGCCCCGTACATGGCAGGAACAACGCGGCGTACCGGGTGCGATGCTGCCTGTGGCTCCAGGACGTATGAGTGCCGTGAAGGAGTTACAAGGTGTCAATGCTCCAGCTACTGTATTCAATGCGCTCAACTACTACGACGAGATGTTGCAGAAAATTCCCGGTCAGTTTGATAGTGCTAATGGGCAGGCCAGTAGCAATGTAACCAGCGGCGAACAGGCCAAGGCGCTTATGGCCGCTGCCGGCACGCGACTTAACACGGCGTCAGATATGATTCAGGAGGCGCTGGAAGAGGTGTTTGCCCAATACGTGGAGCTGATTGCCCAGTTCTACACAACTGAGCGCATTGCTCGTGTGACTGGCCGCAATGTCTCAATTAGCCGTGAAGCGATTGTGTCCCGTGTGCCATCTGAGTTTCAGACGGGGGATATGGTTGGCGATCCTGAAACGGGGCAAGAGCAGCCGGAAGTGCTTCATGTGCAAGAGGAGTTTGTACCGGAATTCGATATCTTAGTCAACATTAGCGTAGACAAGCCGCAAGACCGTGAATACTGGCTCCAGCTTGTTTTTAACCTCATGAATATGCGCGACCCGATCACGCAGTTGCCTATGGTGGATGCGGAGGCCGTGCGTTTCGTCATACAGACAGGTCGTATGGAATCTATGGACGTGATCAAGCGCAGAGTCGAGGAACAAGCTGGTATGCAGCAACAATTCGCCCAGGCTCAGCAGCAGGCACAGGAAGCGCAAGCCCAGGTGCAGCAACTGAGCCAGCAGAATCAGGCTATGGAGCAACAGCTTCAGCAGGATGGTGGAGAGCAAGCGCAGCGCGAACAACAGGATCGAGATTTTGAGCAGGGGATGAAACAACAGAAGATGAATCTGGATGCTGCCAAGGTTGCCCATCAACTGATGCAGCCACAACGATCAGGCCAAGGGTGAGAATCCTTTGGCCTATTTATCATACCCGCCAGCCATAGCGGACAAGGAGGAACAACGACATGACTAACCCTAACGCCAGCCAAAGCGAAGAGGTTCAGCAACAGCAACAAGTAAGCAATGATGATGAGGTGCGCGCCTACTATGAGGCTTTCGGCATTGATTTTCCTGAAACGCAGCCTGAAGGCGACGACCACGAGGAAGGCACAGACCTGGAAGAACAGGATGATCCAGCCATAGATGATCCAACAGCCAGAGTCGAGCAGGAGGGGTTGCAGGTCAAGTACAACGGTCAGGAGACGGTTGTTCCCGACGATGAAGTGCGTGATTACGTAGAAAAAGGCATGAATTACGACAAGATCAAAGACCGTAGTCAGCAGTATGAGGTGGCCTTGAATCGCCTTGCACGCCAGCAGGGTTACAAGGATCATGCAGAGCTACTGGATAACCTGGACCGTATCGAACAAGAGCGCATTCAGCAACAGCAGACGGAGTTTGACCAGCTTAAACAGGCGCTGCGTGAGGATGCCGAGAACGCTGGCATTGACGTTGAGACGCTTGACCGATACCTGGACAATCATCCGCTGCTGAAACAGGCACAAGAGACTGTGCAGCGCAGCCAGCAGGAGCAGGAGCACCGAAAACAGGAAGAGCTTCAGCAGCAGCAACTAGCTGGATGGCAGGCGTTGTTTGCCAAGTATCCTGATCTATCTGAGCAGGTAGATGCAGATACAGGTACGGCGGCTTGGATGACTCCAGACATGCACGCACGAATGGAGCGAGGTTATGACCCTATTGACGCTTACGAGCTGGTACACCGTGACGCGTTGACGGCACAGACCCGTAAGCAAGCAGAGCAGGCCGTCATTAAGGCACAACGGCTTAATAGACGCGCTCAGGTGGAGACGAATCCAGGAGGCAATCTGGAACCACAAGCACCGGAGGAATTGACTGCCGCATTTTCTATGTTTGGAATCGACCCGAAAAACGCGCAGAAATACGCGAAAAACTTCAACCAATAGGAGGATGTGCGATATGGCACAAGGATTTAAGTATGTATACAACGATTACGGCAAGGACCCGACTCGTATCACCAGCTTGCTCATGACTGATAACGAGGCTGGTCTGGCGAGGGAAGCGATCAAGATTGCATTAGGTCGCGTAACCAAAGCAGGACCTACGGATGCCATTGCAGGCTTCCTGACTGCTAACGTAGCAGCCGGTGTCGATCAGCCAGTTGAGTTTGTTTTGGCTCGTGAAGGCGATTGGTATGACGGTCCGTATACAGGAACAGCGGCTGATGGATTTGTTTCTGGGGCTAATGAGGTGGCTTTAGATGCTAGTGGTTTGGCTGCTGATGCGGCAACTGTAGCTGGTGGCCCACTGGCTGTATTCGACATTAACACAAATAAAAAGACAGCACGGTTCAAAGTTAAGAACCGCCAAATGTCTTAAGGGGGGAAATAACATATGCAAACAGCACTAAGATGGGACCCACGTGTCCTGGAACCGATCTTCAAAGAGTTGTACAAAATGGAGATGGCAAACAAGAAAGACTTTATTCCACTTATGTACAATGTCACTACTTCAAATAAGAACATTGAATCATACAACGGTATCGGCGGCGAGGGCCTCATGGAAGAATGGGGCAAGTCGAACAATCAAGTTTACTATGAAGACATTGATGAACTGTGGCAGAAGATCATCAAGAACCGCAAGTTTTCAGATGGCCGAATCATTGATCGTGATTTTATTGACGATCTTCAGCTTACAGAAATCAAGCGTCGCATTACATCCCTTGCAGATGCGGTTTATAAGACTCAACAGTTACAAGGTGTAGAGTTTCTTAATAATGGATTTGATGAAACAGGACCGAACTGGAGAGGACGAATTGATAACTATGTTGGTCCAGACGGCAAGCCTTTGTTCGCGGCTGACCATCCATATAGTCCGACAAATAGCAAAGACGTTCAGTCTAACTTGGGGAATAGCCCGTTGACACTGGATGCGTGGGACGATACCGCAGTAGCCATGCAGGAATGGAAAGACGACAAGGGCAATCCAATGGCGGTCATCCCGGATACTCTTATCGTTGCTCCGTATAATGCGCGTGCCGCTTTCAAAATTGCTGGTCTTCCCGATGCGGATCTGCCGAAATATGAGCCGGGAAGCAATAACTTTGATGCCAACATGTATATGGGCAACATCAAAGTTATCGTCAATCCGTTCATTGACCCATCGAAGCGCAAGAACTGGTTTGCCGCTGATTCATCGCGGTTGAAACAATTCAATATCTGGCAATGGAGACGCAGAGTGGAGAATGGTACAATGACCGACTTCGATACAGAAGCTACTAAATACAAAGCCATTGGTCGTTGGGCTTACGGATTCACAAATTACTCCTTCATCTACGGACACAATGTAACGACTTAACGGGGGGCTTCGGCTCCCATTTTCTTATTTGGAGGTGTCACATGTATCGTGACGAATTAGACGCACTGAACGCTATCCACCAAGAGCAGCAGCGTACCAATGAGTTACTGGAACGCCTGCTGGAGCAGAAGCAATCTGTTCAAAAGCAGGTCAGTCGCAAGCCGGAGAAGGTGATTCGTGATGAGAGTAAGTGACGTAGTTGAAGAGATCATTGAGAAGTCCCCACATACGCTGTCGCCTGCGTCTATTCTGCGGAAGATCACACAGGTACGTGACCGCTTGTTGCGTAACCTTGGTTCGGCACAACAGCAGTCTGAGACGGTCTGCACGGCCATTGACTTGGTTAAGGATCAGGCGTCCTATACGCTGCCTTGTCCCCAGAGTGCGGTTACCGAGGTGACAACGCTGATAGACGACAGATACATCCGGCTACCGCTTCGGCAGTTTCATAATGATTCAATCAAACCGTACCACTACTTTCAGGCGGGGCAGATTGGTATCGTACCAACACCGGATACTGACGTGCCCTATGGCATAAAGATTTTTCACGCTCCTGTGCTTTATCCGTTGCGGGTTGAAGACATGGATAAGGATACAGAATTTGATCCGGATTACGACATGCTGCTGGTGTACGGCGTACTGCGTGAGATTACTAGCGGTTCCGAGGCGCAGGAATACAGCGTCAAATACGATCAGTTGTATATTGAGTACCAATCAGCCACAAACGGCTATGAACGGTATTCTGTAGATGAGAGGTGGTAACATGAGCAGATACCCGTGGAGGGATACAAGCAGCGATATAGCCGGCGGACAGCCGCCACAATGGGAGACGCCGGGAGGCGCACAGGCTAAGGCTGATAAGGCTGAGGCAGAGTCCAAAAAGTATACAGATGAAAAAAATGCCGACTTCACGGCTCACGTTCAGAATACGACTATCCACGTTACGCAATCTGATAAGGATAACTGGAACAGTAAGGCTCCTGGTGTTCATACACACCCAAACGCAACACCGACAACACCGGGATTTGAGTCCGCGGC